GTCGGTATCCCTGCGTAATAATGTCGATAACATAATTAAGCTCTTCCGATCCGCTTTCCCTAATCGTGTCAAAGCACCATGAGGTCCATTCAACTCCCATTTTTGCCCACCTAACGATTCGATTTGTTCTGTAACCCATGCCTGCCATTCCTCGTTTTTATCTGCAAATACAAGTGGGAAGCGTTCTTGCATCCATCGCTTTACCATCTTCATCCCGGATCTTTTCCCGAGTAGGTAAACCAGATAGAGCAAAAACACTTCCCACTTCCAGTTATTTAGGTTCTTTATAATGTAATAAATTATCTCGTAAAGCGTTTCTATCATCCACACGCTCAGCCACCACCGGGTAAAGGAACTTGTCTCTCTCTGTCGGGCCGAGTAGCCATAGTACCAGATTTAAAAACTCAGACGAAACCGCGCATTCAAGGCTTTCGTCATCCAACTCAATGTAATCCATCTCATTTCCCCCATAAAGAAAAGGACCGCCGATAATCCGGGGTCCTTAATAAGGTGTGTAGTTAGTAATCATTACCACTCGTTTCTATATTGGAAACGGTTATTTAGGAAATCCTTGCATAGTTGTTCTAGCAATTTCATTTCTCTCAGACAACAAAGGCTCTATCTGTCTTCGCTTCTCAGCAGAACTCATTGTTTTGTCAGCCTCTATCTCACGAATAGATGCATTGATCTTACTAATTTTTTTCGTTGCTTTCTCCAATACCTTGAGATCACGGTTTCGCGTAAAGGATTCTTCGTTGAGATTGGCTGAAGCTTTTTGGCTAGAAAGCTTTTCTTTTGTATCGTACATTTTTTCTATTGATTTGGTACTTTGTAACGGATCGACTGTAAATGCTTTTACGAATGGCAATTGTTCCATTCTTTTTTCTGGTGGATTAGGACGATCTACTAACCCAGTCTTCTTGAGAATAGCATCTGTAGCAGTTGTCGCATAATTACCAAGACCAGCAGTAAGCCCCTGAATCGTGCTATCCATAATACGTGGGGATGAGAAGTTTTTAAAAGCTCCTTTTCCATCAGTTGCTTTATTTACTACCCCAGCGAGAAACCTAGCTGTTTCAGTAGTTCTTACTGGATCGTACTGATCTTTATATTCTAATCCTTGTTCACGTTGTGGAATAATTGGACCTTGTCGAAAGAAAGAGTAATTGGACATGCCCTCTATAAATGGCCACAAACCCGTGATTTGTGCAGGTATTGCAGCATCACCAAGCATGCGATTAACAAAACCATCAAATGCATCAGGATCATTTTCTTTCGTAAATTCCAATGCGCGCTCTGGCAGATTAGCGAATAATGGTGCTATATCAAATGGTTTAGGAATCCGGGCTACTGTATCGGTGCCAGGTATAGCAACAAGCCAAAAGGTGTCGCGCATCCAGTCAGGAGATTCACTTATAGTTTCTTTTTGCTTCTCGTTTGCGAATCGACTATTCAATGCATATATTCCTAAAGTTGGTAGCGTAGTAGACACAATCATACGGGTGGTTGTGCCGATAGGATCTTCTTTAATTGCGCGAATCAATTTTGATTTACCCTGAATGTTCGCATTAAGGAAAGCAACAATTCTATTAGCTTGACGAATACCCGAACCAGCACGCGCGAAGTCCATCAAATCACGTGAACGATATGCCGCTTCTTGAGGACTTACACCTTTCCGCAATGCCGCTCGATACTCACCTACTTTTGTTGCAGATTCCGTTACATCTGTAATTGTTCTTAGCATGTTTATGAAGGCTTTACCAGTAAAAATGTTTACAACCTTCTTGCTCGGCTTCTCCTTTAACACAGATTCCAAGGCTTTGCGGTGAATGTTTCTATCCATAGATAGCACGTTACCGTATGCTCCAAGATTATCAATCCACTCTTGATACAGTTTTCCCTTTGAAATGGACTGGATTAACCCAACGCCAAAGTCAGTAATCGGATTAAATCCACTTTTGCTCACTACATAAGCTTGCAGAATGTCGCGCATTGGATTCCGCAAGCTAAATTCAGGGGTGAGCGTGGCACCAGCACGTAATAAAGAAGCTGGCTTAGATAAAATGTTCATCAGCATATTCCCTGATTCTTTATCCAAGTTCATTAGAGCTCTGTACACTTCTGGTTCTACCTCATACTTAACACTCTCACCGTTCTCTTTTACATTTATCACATTCTTGCGACCAACTTGTTCGTCTGGACCTAAACGACGGATAAAGTTTTCATCCACATCTTTTTTGGCAAGCTTTGAAATCTCCATAGCAACTTTGTTCCGTTCGGATGCATTCACAGTTTGAAAGATATTACGAACCATATTTTCAAGTGGATCGACTACTTTCTTTTCAGATCCTTTTAATGCCTTGATTGGACTAGCAACGTTGGCAAGAGATTTTGATAACCCACCAGCAAACGCCTCGGGGGTATCTTCGAAAGCACGGAATAAAGGTATATAATTCTTCCACCGATTATCCAGTACATCAGCTAGCTCTTTACTGATTACACCACTATCAACAAGCTCTTTCATCATATCCTTACCGACTTGTACCAACTCTTTACGTGCTGCTTCCATCTCTTCTGAACCATACTTTTGAATAATTGCTGCAATCTCTTTATCCGTAAAACCTGATTTGTAGCCAGCGGCGTTAACGTCCTTAGCGTGTACAGCAAGTGCGTACTTTCCGATATCGTCTGCTGTATATCCCGCCTTTTCTGCTGCTGTTACAACTGGCGCAAGACGTTGTTTAACGATCTGGTTTGCCTTTTCTGGCGCACCTTTAAATAACCTAGCTTTCTTATACAAACTATTTTCTGCACTTGCTACGCGTCCCGTTACGCGCTTCTCCAATCCAGCCAAAGACTGAACATCATCCTCAAATTGTGTTCTTATTCTTTCGATCTTTTGAGAAAATGATGTCCTGCGTTTGTTGACATCCTTACTAATTTTCGCGCTGAATGTGTCAGCGTCACCGATATCCTGACTATTAAACCTTACGGCATCATCGCCTTCTTTTGTTGCTAGACGTTCCTGTTTTCTCAGTTCTTCTTTTGAGGCACGGTAAACTTTTTCTGCATGTGGGCGGAAATCTTCTCCTACTTCTTTGACCATCTCTTCCGCCCAGTCAGCGAATTTAATGGTGCCTTTACCCATCTTAGCAGCACCAACAATTGACCAGTCTTTCCAATCTGGTAGGGGGTTCGAGTTAAGATTATTTTTACGCTTATTAATACGTTCTCTAGCAGCTTTTTCTGCTTCGTCCAAGTAATTGTATACCCGGTCCCTAACTCGCGGTTGCTGGATAGTTCTGACGATTTGCTCTGCTTCTACTTCTGGTGTTATTCGTTGCAACTCAGCAGTGCTAGCTTTGGCATTAGCTGCTTCTAATCTTTGTTGCCGCACACGTAGATACTTAGGTACAGCAGGATCGTTTATATCAAATGTTTGCTGACGATTAATGGACGATTCACTCACCCGTTGAACAGGTTCACGACTTGATCCAGGACGAGCACCCACACGTTGTGCAGGTAATGGAGACTCACCGACAAATGTAGAATTGCGACCAGACGGAAGCCCCAATGGTTCTGGTGCCCAGTCTGTAGGGTTTACAATAGCATCATCTCCACGCGCCAAGCTTGAGCGCTGTCCCGCTTGCTCCATGCGTTGGTCACCACGACCAAGAGGCAGAGCAAGTGTATCCTCTGTTGGAGTTGCCCCTCTGGTTCTTCCTCTGCCAATGCCAGCTCCAACACCTCTTATGAGCAAGTCGCCACCTGCTCCAAAAGCCGCCCCTAAACCTGCGTTATGCAGCATTTCCTGTCCAGACGTTTGATCCTGATTAATACCCATGGCAGTATTTCCGACAGCACCAGCAGCTGCACCACTGAGAGCACCACGGGTAAAGCGGTCCGCTGTCCCAGCACTTACTCCCGGTATTCTAGCGGCTTGTCTGCTAATTGTATTTGTAAGAGCGTTCCCGGCACGTGTAGCAAGTACGCCTTCAGCCGCTTCCAGTGGGGCAGTTATTAGATTCTGTCCTTGAACACCAGGAGCAGCAGGATTGATTGCTAATGCAGCAATGCCACCAATACCACCTGTGATATCCGCTACTTTATCTGCTGTAGCATTACCTGTTGTAACGTCGTAGTAAGGCTTGTCACCCGTCACGGCGCTGCCTATTTGTCCAAATGTACGTGTAGTAAATTGCCCTGGCTTATTGTCCAATACAAGACCAGCAATACCCTGGGCTAGTGGTTTCACTGGTGCGATTGCAGGGAATCTTTCTACATCTTTATCTATGCCTTCCATCCATTGTTCATAAGCACTCAGCGGCTTAATTGTTTTACCAGTTGCCGCTCTATACGTGCCTATTGCATCACGGTTGCCTTGGGTAGCCTGGGCAAAGGTGCTATTTTCAATAAAGCCCGGACCGATTGTCAGAGATGGAGGTAATTTAAGGCGGTTCTTCTCTCGATTAGCCGCCTGTCGTTGCATTTCTTGCCCCGCATAATTCAAACCTTTATTTACGAAGTCTTTCGTTACATCCGAAGTCGCAACATTTTTTATCACACTCGGTAGGGAAGCGCGTGTATCTTCTATCATGCCTAATTCCATTTTACGTCTTTGTATAAAGCTCAGGTTCGAATTGGAGTTTGAATTACTCGTAGGAGAGGAATCAACCATCCCTAATTCTCGCTTTCTTCTCTGTATAAATGATTCAGCCATGCTTCACACTCCTATCTCAACATACCCAATGCGTCATTCACTTCTGATTTAAACCGCTTCACAACTCCACTACGTACAGATGGGGAAGAACTAGGGAAATACTTCATACCGTTGTTCGCTGCCCTCTCTGTATAAATGCGTCTGATAATTTCAGCGTCTGACATATTAGGAGATATACCAGCGTTCTTGAACACTTTATTAGCTCCACCTACACCGTGTTGAGTAGCTGTAGACCAAAGTACACTCTGCAAGGCTTCAGATCGTTTGGAAACGTCTAAACCCGTAGATTTAACAATTTTAGATACAGCAGGAGCAAAAGTGCCTTGTCTCATATATTCATGTTGTAAAGAATTAAATTGTTGTGGACTTGAAGCAGCTACCTTCTTCCATGCGGCATCAAAGGCGGCTGTTCCCGGCTTCTTTCCAGCCAATTGCTGATACATACTTGGAGATACGTTTTTCAAATAATTCACAAACGAATTAACACTGCCTGTATTTGTGGCAAGCTGATATGTGCCGTAGGAAGCGCCCCCAATGTCCCCGGGTGTATGTGCTACAGTTCCGGGGTTGCCACTGGATTCATATTTACTTGAGAGCGTCCCAATTCCTCCTACGGCTGTTGTTTTGGGGGCTGCCCATTCCAAGCAAGTCCATACCGTTGATATAATTTAAATTGCTCATATTCAGTCAAAGGAGCTGCAAGTATGGACCTTTCCAGATCTGGTTTATTTGAAATGAATTCATTGCCATCAGCATCCTTAGACTTAATTACTTGACTATCCAAGTAATCTTTCGCATAGCTTTCAGCCGTCATACCTTTACTTGCAGCAGTCCGATCTTTTTCTACTCCATATTCGAATTGACGCGCATCCAACGTCCTGATCCCCTGTGGTATGCCTGTTAAAGATGACAACTCGCTTGTTACATAACCGAGCCGATCAGAAGCCGACCATGCATTTTGCAAAGCCTGCTGATCCACTGTATTACCAAACTGAGCTGTAGAGAAATCATTTTCCCAACTTTGCTGCCCTTCGTTAAATTCTTGTTGTCTAGCAGCAAGACCGTTATTAAAATTCTGCTGTTGGGCTTGCAACGTAAGCGGCGTATTTGGGTTATTGGCTTGTCGGTTAAGCCCTTGCCAATCATCCTGTGGCGTTACAGCACGTCCAGTCATTTGACTGACCACATTAGCTGCGTTCATGTTAGATTCTTTTCGTTGCAGGTCCTGTTGTTGACCTTGCAGCGTTCTAAAACCTGTGCTCGCGTTTTGCGATGCGTTGTTAGCATTCACATTCGCACCATAAGCAGCAGAGTTAATGCCGAGAGATTCCAGTACCTTACGTCTGTTATCAGCTTGTACACTTAAATCTGCACGCTGTTGAGCAGTAGTACCTTTAGTCTCTGCTTGTTGCTTAAATGTGAGGATATCGTTTATAGCCTGTCTCGCCTCTGCTGGCATGTAGTTACCTGTTAACTGTGCCTCAGACATTGGCTTAGTAACGTCCTGCTGATACTGCAATCCATACAGGTTAGCAAGCTGCTGCGCTTGTTGCTGTGCCGCGCTTTGATCGTAGTTAGCCTTGTCGATAAACCGCCCATATGCCTGCTGCATCATCTGTGGCAAAGTTGTATTCGCAATGCTTTCCATGCTGCGATTAGCGAGTTGATTGGCTAAGGTTTCACTATATGAGGATCGACCTTGCCCGGTTGCCCGAAGTCCAGCGTTGGTGTTGCGTTGTGACGTCCCTAGATTGGCCTGCGCCTCTCTCAAGGCAGCCTGATAAGCTGGGTCAGAATCAGGGTCATACTTAAATTCTGGCAGCTTAGAAGCCTGTGTATTGGCTAACCCTGACAAAGAGTTAAGTGTCTGTTCTAGGCGCGGCGTAGGCGGTGTAAACGTCGATGCAGTTGTGTTGTTTCGCACATTATTAGCAGCCTGCACCATAGGTGATGCCTTAGCTACAGTCGGAACAGAAACAGGCTTAGTAGGTGTCATGCCCTGCCACGCGTTATTAAAGTTTTGCTGTGTTGACATTGCTGATCCATTTGTAACAGAGCCAGGCTTAAGAAAATTCTTACCGTTCACCGTTACGTAGCCATTGCTATATCCTATTTGATTGTTTTTAACGCCCTTGTTGTTTAGTGCCTGTCGCACACCGTAATTATTGGTGGTTGCCATTGTGCACCTCCGTTTTCAAGAATCAAAAAAAAGGACTACATAGATATATAGTCCTAAATTTTTCCTATCCAAAATATTACTTATCTACTAGAATAGTTAATTGGATAGGAGGTGAATACTATGGCTGTTTATCTGGTTAGTTATGATTTGAATGGCGCAGACAAGGATTACTCTGGATTAATAGAAGCTTTGGGAACTTTCGGCACTTGTCTGCACGTACTAGAATCTACTTGGATGATCGAGGCAAATTCTGCTCGTCAAGTTTATGATGTAGCCGAACCGCATATTGACAAAGACGATGAAATTCTGGTTATAAGAGTTGAATCAGAATACAAGGCTTATTTGCAAGAAAAAGCTTCAGAATGGATTCGAGAAGTATTAGGATAATACTCTGTTTTTACTCCGTTAATACTACTGATTCGAGTGGGTGCCGTTACTGCGGCATCCTTTTTAACAGCACTCAGCATCTCTTCTCTTACAATTTCACGCACTCTGCTTTCATCCATCATAATTCCTCCTAATAGAAAAGGACCCTCATATGAGAATCCTTTTGCTCATTATTTTATTGTTAAGGTGTTCCTAAGTTAGTAATACCTTTTCACTTGTTTTCTAGTTCAGCTTTTTGCTTTTCGAGATTTTCATTCGCTTTCTTATAATTCTCGATATTACCTTCGTACAATTTAAGGTCCGTTTCAGCAGATCTCATTAGAACATCAGAATAAGTTCCTTTTTTCATATTTTCCTTCATTTTATCAATGGCATCTTGGTTTTCCTGTATCAGTGAGTTGTTTTCTTTAATAGCTGCCTCGATTTTTTCGAGTGTAGGCTCATAAGTTTTCACTTTTTCTTTCTCTTTTCCATCCAACGGTGTCGGTGTTGGTGTTGTGGTCTCATTTATTGGATTACTAGACTCGTCACTCAATGCAATTCCCTCTTTTCCAAACTGGACATTCATCCTAGCTGCTTCACCAATAGCACGCACTGGGGCATAGCCCTTTCCTTCTACTACAATAGCTTTTTCGATTTCTCTCCCGTTTACCGTTACTGGAGTTTCAGATTGAACCTTTTTTCCAACCATGGTTGGAATCGCGTCTGCAAATGCTCCAGCTCCTATAGTAAATAGCACACCAGTTAAAAATCCAGCGACAGTTTTTTTCATTCCAGCAACAAATTTCTTCATGATGTGTCTCCTTCGATCCATTTTTCACCAATATAACACATCATGAGTAGTATATAAATTCTTTTTTAAGGACTTTCGAGAGATTCAAGGCGGTCATATATTTCGTTTAGTTCGTCTTGAAGTGTTTTATTTTCATCAATACTTTTCAGTCTACTCCATCTTTGTATATTCACTGTCTCAGTTGGATTAAGAGTTATGCTTCCTCCAGCAGCTTGGATATTCATGTTGCCTACAGATACAATATCAAATCCCAAAATAGTATTAACTCTGCCTTGTACTTCTCCATTTCTGACAAAATTAATTGAAGGTGAACCGAAATAATTAGGTTCAATAGAAATATAGTTTTTCTCATCAAAATAAGCAGCAAACAAGTTCCCCTCTGACCCCATTTCAATCTTTGGGTATTCTCCATTTGTAGAGCTAAGCAAGAACTTAGTCAGTGTAACTAACCCACTCTCAAACACCTTAAACGCCGCCTTAGCACGATCCGGGTCACCTGCCCATATACGTAAATCATCTTCTTCAGTACGTGCACTGGATAATCCTACAGCCCCATCTTTGGACTGTAACTCTGTTTTGCCGACATTATAGCCGCCAATCTCGCGGACATTTTTACTATCAATCGCGCCGTTGACGATAAACTCTATATCTTTCATGACTCTTGCAAACAAATCCACTAATTGATCGTGGTCAGTTTGTCTGACAACTTGTGGAGCTTGAAACATTGCCATTGTTTATACCTCCTAATAAAGCGGCAACTCACGTTGTTGTCGCGTAAGTTCGTGCAGCTTAAAATAGCCTGTACCCTCAAATTTAATCCGAATATAATTTTCATTCGCCATTTTAGCGGTAGGTATGATTACCCGATGCTTAATAAGGTCGGAAGCTGGTGCAATCTCACCAACCTGCAACCAATCGTTACCGTTGATAGATGGTGACAGGTATATCTTAAGGTTGCTAGTAGAGAGCAAATCTACCACAGCCCATAGCTTGTACATCCGTAGTTTTTGAGCGATTGAGCTATTGTTAAACGGCTTAGTTACAAGTGACCACTTAACGTCCTGTGTGCCATCCTTAGCGGCTCCAAATAGTTGTAGCACTCTACCTTTGCTATCGCCTACATAAAGGTTGCCAGCCATCTCTGCAAAGCATAACGGGTCGATATCGTTGAACATCGTCCAAGCTTGGATGCGTGGATCATAATTTAATATGTCGTTTTGGTGAGTGGCAAAGAACAAGGTTTTACCATCTGTCCCGGCGCAACTTGTGCTTGAGACACCGTTTATAAAGCCCTTGACGACCTCACTAAACGATTTATCAGGTAAAATACCACCAGTATATTGATAGACTCCATTAAGGTTAGCGAAGTAGATAACGCCGTCCTGCGTGATTACGCTTTGATTGTTACGCACGCCGATACGGTCAGCCACCATCTTGGTGGTAAAGTCCGATGGAACACCGCCGTACATCTCGTGGAGGCTGTTTGGCATGCCTATCGTAAGCTTGGTTAAACTACCGGACAGCATATTTACGGTTTCCCCTGCCATGGACTCCATTTCCTTGCCGTAGCTATCTTCATCATCACCGTTGTACAATTCCCATTTCTCCGGTTGATCCAGGGCACAGGACTTTATCTCTTTGCCTACAGCACACCACAACCTATTTTGGTAGGTGGTAATATAGTTGCCTTTGGCTGGTGCTCCGGTTAAATCGGCTACCGTGGTACCGTCATAGTGTTTAATAGGATCTACTCCATTGGCACCGACTAAATGGATATCTGACCAGTTACCTTGAAAGTTCGTAAATGACCAACGGGCCGAGGTATCAAGCCCGGAAGCTAGTGTTTGCCAAGTATTATTGTTAAACACTCGCCATGTACCATCGCCAAATACCGCATGCAACTGTTGATTTTTCCAGACGCCTAACCCGAGCACCGCTGTACTTATCGCACTGCCAAGTACGCTGTAACCACGCCTGGCTGCTATAACCGGGTATTCGTCCAATACAAAGTTGCTAATGCTGGTAAACAAATTGTCCGCAATGGATAAAGGGTCGAAGCTGCTCAACCCTTTCCATTCACGGACCGTTATTGCCTGTTGTATACCGGGTAGCGGTTGGTAATTGGCTTGTGGGTACCGGATCACATTCACGATACCACCGCCCTCTGATAGTTCTGTGCCGCCACATTCCAAGCATTCTTATATTGATTTTCATAATTCGCAGCCTTAACGGAATCATCCATACTATGAGCGATGTATGCAGCAAGAGCCGGGATATACGTCCAGTGATACTCCGCTGGCGCATCCGGCTCTATGGTTAAGTTGCTGCTTGTATAGGTTGTGGTGCCAATCCTACTGTACCTCACCAGACCTCCTAAACCTGCTGTATACGGTGGCGGCGATAGGGTTAATACTTTCGTTCCATCGTCGAACCTAAATGTATTCTGCAAAGGATTAGGCGCGTCTGTTGATAGTTCGTGGTACTTGACCACACCACACATAACAAAATCTATATTTTTAAAGCGCACATTAGCTGATAAAGTGTACTGGCTTTGGTCCAGGACTGACGTAAACGAATCAAAGACTGGTATCTTCACCACGTTAAAAAAGTCCTGATTGATTGCATTAAGCCAGATCAACTTATCTGCTGTGTCGACTGCATTGGGAACCAATAAATCTGCTTCTTTTATGATGTCGTTAATGTTCATATCATCACCTACGACTTTGTGACTTCGACTGTGACTTCAAATGCATTATTAGTGTTCACTACATTGATTAAAGTAAGGGATATCTTAGCGCCTTCGCTACTAACACCCCATCGACTGATGTTGAGTTTGGCTGCTGGCCCGATGTTAGATGTGCCGATCACATCCGTAATATTCCCCTGCTGAAAGTGTGCATCAGCAAAGTCACGAATCACCACTAAAAATACGCGGCTGACGGAAATGATATCCGTGCTTGTGTCTTTCATGGTGATGGTAAAGGTATGAGTTTTCTTACTGTTATCAATCAATGAGTCCGTCCAGAAATCGAACGTTTTTTCAACGCCGTATGTGAGTGTATCCTTTTGCCGCTTGTACGTTCCCAAGTTATTGACTACCGAAATGTCTGATGCTCCAGTCAATAACGATCCAAATGAAGCCTTATCCAGGTTACACCCAGTAAAGTTAATATTTTTACTGCCTGAACCAGTTACAAGGTGTGTGGGCTTTGCATTCCCTTCCCAATAATCCATTGTAAACACGTTGCCGCTGAATACAATATCTTCACAATTTATCATCCGTAAGTGTGTTTGTTGCCAGTCGTTGACATTGGAATAACCGGACGCCATCATTACATTTCCGACAAAGGCTAAATCCCTTGTGTTATTCATGTAGATGCCTTCATTTTCACCCCGGTCAAATACATTTCCGACAAACGTAGAACGCTGTGTGCCAGTAAGGGATATATGCATGTCGTTGTACTCTATCTTATTATTAACGATGTTACATGCTGACCCGTTATATACCATTCCAATCTTGCAAGTGTAAATGAAGTTGTCAAAAACCTTGCTGTCATATAGCAGATTGATACCGACGTTGTTATTGAAAATAGCACTATTACTGATCTGCCACTGCTGCCCCTGTGTACCGCCGAGGTCAAATCCTATTGCCGTGTTAAAGCCTGCCCATTGGCAATTGTTTACTTGGAACAATCGAACAGAGCCATCTATACCATTGGTAATCCGAGATTGACCGACCAAAGTGAGATTGTGTATGCCGATGTGACTGGCGCCGTTAGCTCTAAACATAAACTCATCGCCAATCTTAGCGATGATACGTGATGGTCCCAGGTCATATTCATAGTCCCAAGTCTGGTTAACGCCCATCAAAGATATACCGTTGTATAGCGTGAGCTCGCCAGCGTAGTAACGCCCGGCCGGGAAAAATATATATCCTCCTACCAGTTTCAACGCATCAATAGCTGCCTGTATAGCAGCAGTGTCATCTGTTACTCCGTCACCTTTGGCGCCATAATCTTTAACATTAATTGAGTACGTTCCCTTTTTGACGAAGGTGTTTTTATTTGCGACCCAATCGTTCAAATATGCAAGCTGTTCTGGACTCATTAAGCCACTTACAGTGAGCGTTGCATTTGGTATAGGGTCGGCTCCATCGCTCAAATGAGATGATCCATGCAAGCCAGGGATTGCTTCTCCAGTGGCGGTAAAGATTAATTTATCTTCTTCGGGGTTAGTTGTAATTGCTATGCCCGTTCGAGCCTCAAGGGTCAATGTATCTTCTTTATCATCAGCCACTACCGGTAGTTTGCCGGGCACCTCGATCGTTTTAAATGCATTCTTCGCAAAGTTGTCGTCAGCATATTTCTTCGCGTTTTCTTCGGCTTTATCTGCTTTCTCCTGCGCACCCATTGGGGTTTCGTACCTTGGGTTAAGTTGAGAGCCGATATCCTGTGTTGTGTTAGGACGCCATGGTAGCACCAATATCATTCACCCCTTTACGGCCTACGTCCTAGCCGTGTAAGTCTTATATGCACGTTGTACAAGCTGTATGTGCCTGTACCCGATTGTGAAGCTTTAAACGTAATTACATCGGTTGCAGCCAAATATCTTTGTTCTTCGAATCCCAAAAACGTAACCGCACCAGCTCCAAACCCAACAACCTGACGACTCGTCAACATTGTGCCGTTTTGATTTATTGTCAGATCCAAACGGTTGGTCGCTGGTAAGTCCTGTACGGTAGCAAGTAGGTTAATGCTATACCAGCCATCTAACGGGATTACTACAGTGCTGCCGCTACGCATGCTGTAGCTATCCTCAACCACTGAGGTAATCGGCACATCCAGTACAGCCGGGCTTGCAGGCAAGGTTAATAGCCCGCTACGCAGATAAGTAAAAGGAAAATCTGCCCAAGTTAGATAGCCTTGCTGCTTAACATAGCCCGTAGTGGCTACCTGAGTATTATTGGTTGCTGCCGCGGCTGTAGGAGCCGTTGGCGTGCCTGTGAGCGCTGGACTGGTAAACATGGTCGCCTTACTCTCGTTGGTTACGTTACTCAAGCCCACATCAGCTTTGGTTAGCGTCACAACGCCTGTTTTCCCAGCAACACTCTGCACAGGAGACATAGGAGTAAGCAACTCCTGCCAGTTGGCTAATACCGTCGGGTCAGTACCCTTGAGGATATAAGATTTACTCAAGTCTGTTCGTACAGCCACATCACCCGTTTCGGCTACAAGAGCCAACATATCAGCCTGAGTAGCTACCAAAAACGTATCAGTGACCGCTATAGCTGGCACAACAACAGCATCAAGCTTGCCGTTTTCGTCGAGCACAGGTACATTCCCGGCTGCTGTGCCAGCGTCCAGATAAGCAGAGTTGCCAGCATCGTATACTTTAGACAAAGGTATAGGGTCAATATCTACTGGCCCAGTTGCCGTAACGGTGATTGCTCTGTCGTCCGGATCCTGCGTGACCCGTATGCCGATGCCCTGCAATATTTTGAGCTCAGTCATCGGCGCGTTGGCTGGGATACCGTTAATGACCGTATAGGCGTTCTGGTTTACCTCTGCGCCCCACTCAATGCCATCAAGCTTGTTATGGTCTGTCTGAGTGACATGTACTGTCTGGTCAGCGGCATGCTCCTTAAAACGGTCATCCAGTGCGTCAGTGTATGCCTTAGATTCCTGTTCCGCTTTGTCTGCCTTTTCTTGTGCTCCAAGTGGCGTTTCATAACGCGGATCTAATTCCGCTGCTGTATTTTCACTTGTGTTCCCATATTTCCAAGGATAAGGATTAGCCATCTTACCACCTCTCCTTTATTACATAGCGTTCATAGCCACTCGTAGCCGTACGATAGTCAGCCAATAGCTGCTGATATCGCACATCAAAGTTGTTGTTCTCCGGCATAATATCGCGCAACACACCGTACACCAGCAACATGTCCCAATCAGGATCGAAGCCTGTTGTTGATTGCATATCAGCCACCGTGATTTCCGGGTACACAGGCGTGTAAAAAATCTTGATGCCGTAAGCCTTGGCATATTTCGGTGGTGGGAAAATACCAATCTGACCAGCTACAAAGTAGTAATAGGTATGTTTCATACGCTCGTTAAACTGCCTGAGCGGTATCCTGTGCCAATCCCGGCTGTCATCATGACCTTCGCTATTATCGTATATTGCACGCCGTATATCGACGTCTGTGACGTTTCCCGGTGGGCATGGCAGGTCATACAATCCCTCGCCCACAACGGTGTCTATGGCTTCTTCGATTACCTCTGATTGCTGCTGTGCTGCGGTTGGTGTACGCAACAACATATCTCTTACATTGGTCAGCTTACGCAAGATAGACACGACTGGGGTTTTGTTCTCCGGCAGCTTCTCGACTATTTCCTCTACTACATCCTGTACGCGCATAGTGACACCTCTCTTAGTACAGCGCTAAAATATTGGTTGCTGTCGTCCCAGTCGCTTTTATTCGTTTAGCAGGTAAAAATAACGGTACTCCTGCTGGTACAGCCTTAATCGTTACCGCATTACCTGACGGGCTTATGACTGCCACATCGCCACCTACACCACAATATACACCGACACATTTACCATCAGGCAAGTCCACTGTATCGCTTGGTGTGACAGCTGTATAATCACTTAACATTTTTACGGGTAGCGGATCTAATCGGCTTGACATTCTCGTGCTCATTATCTTCACCTCTCGTTTGCTTTACTATGATTTCAAGCAGCTCATTTGTCCGCTGTTGCTCCTTGATCAGAGCATTTAAAGCATCAATCTCCATCCTGTACGACATCACAAGTACCTCCTATACATAAAAAAAGGGAGCATTTAGCTCCCCTTCTTGGTTTCCATTCCACCGTTTTTATCAATCCAGTCACGCATGGAATTATATGTTTCAACCATTTGCTTTTGTGAGTCGTTGAAGTCGTCGGATACCTTCAGGCGAGGCACATACTTGTGCTTGGGTGTTGCACCCTTGCCGCCTCCGCTCACGGTCCATTCAACATCTTTTCTCACGGTGCCACCACCTTTACTTTCCAACTACCGGATGCCAAGTCAATAGTGGCACCAGTTGGGTTGAACAAGGAAAATTTAATGGCATTAGCAGCAGATACATAAGCCTGTACCTGTACGCCTTGCAGATCGTATGGAGGGAATACCTCTACACGTCTGCCGAGGACAGCACCAGTTACAGTAATTGCACTGGACACCGCTCCTGTCATCGTTGCCAATGATGGTGGGTCAAACGTTACTGTCGCTGCAATAACATTCGAACCTCCTACGGGTTGGCCTCCTACTGTTAATCGTTCAACGCTTAATGCAGTAAATTTTGTTTCGTCCAAGATAATCGCTCCTTATGATGGATTGTGTCCATAGATAAACCATGGGGCTAGGAAGCCACATGACCAACGTCCAACAACTTTAAATTTAGCAATCTCATCATCGAAACCAGTCATTGATCCGTTTTCTGGCTTACGTCTCCAGAACCACTTGTTAAGTTCTTTCATTTTTGCGCTGTCCGCTGCAAACCATGCTTTACGGTTTTTCAGATATGGATCAACAATTACAGTGATCAATCCTTCATACACATTAATGTTGTGGTTTGCATTCCCTGGCTCGTACCCTTCACCCTTACCATCAATACCAGCAATCTGCCAAGCTGTACGAGCGTTATAAGGCGCAACAATGAGCGTGTCAGGAATTGTAGCCATAAGAACACCGCGATCATCTACCCACTCTTGCATAGCTACAGATGTGTCGTCCCATGCGTCAATACTCAATTCAGCTGTACCTTTGTTAGACTGAACATCCGTGGAATTAGTTGGGCTATAAGGATGATCCGTCGCGCAGAGTGGCTTACCGTCAGGACCGGCTGAATTGTAAGGAGAAGCTAAATAGTCACTGCCTACTGCAGTAAAGGCATTAGCCAGGAATTCAACCGCCTGCATTTGTTGAGTCTTATGAACTGCACTAGAAAGACTTTGAATCTTTCTTTTGATTTCAGCAACCTTCATATCATCTACAAGGTCACGGGAAATTTCGCGTCCCAACGAATACTTTTGGTTGCGAATACGAACTGGCCATAATTCTCTTACTGCATCATAGTACACTTGGTTGTTGGACTTTTCCCAAGGTACCATCAAACCTTCACCACCAACGCCGTCAAACGATTCTGAGTCTTTGTCACTGTTAAGCACATCATACAGAATAGGGATAAAGTCTTTGCCTTTCGGCTGACTCATATCATATACACCTCTAAAAATTGTCTCTAGCGTTCTTTCGTCCCATTGAAGTTTAATTTGAGTTGTTCCGCCACCCATGATTGTTATCCTCCTTTATTATGAAAACTGACGCGACTTGAATTTAACAAATGCTGTCGCCGTGTTTGTATTGATATTCAGTACTGCGATTGCTCCACCTGTAACAGTTGCGGCGTTTAGAGATAGACCATCTGCCGAAATAGTTACACCCACAACGCCTTCCTTAAAACCAGCATCAGGAGTTCCTGTGTAGGGAGCAGAAAACCAATCCCCCGGGGTGATTAGAGTTACATCAGCCTCTTGATCTGTACCCGCTTTTACATTGTTGTTAAGAATTCCACCTGGTGCGTCCGTACCGCTTGCCTTCGTCCATCGACCATTAACCAATTTAACTGCTTCTCCAGCTACACCAGCTTCAGAGTTGGTAAACAGTTTGTCTGTAATACGAGTCCCGGCCGATTTAAAATCATTTAGTGCAAATGAAAATCCTTGAGCCATTTATGAGCCCTCCTTATTTTGTTTTTGTCGCGTATTTTCTTATTAACTTCTTTGGTACACCGAACAAAGCCGCGCCAGATAATATGCCTGAATCAATCTCAGGTTCCGTATCTGCCACAGCCTCTTTTTCCACCTGAGCCCTTTTGTTCAGGCGCTGTCGCTTGATTACATTCTGTTCAGTGCGCTTTCGCTCTTCGGCAATGATCTTGTCCCGGTTGGTAAGTTCGAACGCATGTACAGGCTTGTAACCCTGCTCAATCAGTGCGTCCATTTCCGCAGTCAGCCAATCTGGCTTTTCTCCTTCGGCTGGTGCATTCTCAACTAGCTCAGGATGCTGGTTAAATAGCTCTTCCCAGCCTTTTAGTAGCTGTTGTTGCTGCTCTTGTTGTTTGAGCGTCTCCTGTGACTTGGATTCGCGTTCAACGACTTCGCGGGCTTGCTGTAGCAAAGGGTGAGCGTCTAAATACCGATCAAGGTAATCAGGGTCAATTCCAGCGCTTTCGGCATCCTCACGCAGCTGCTGTTTAAGTAGATCAAAATCATCTTGCTTTTTTTGTATTGCCTGTTGCTCGATCTTGTCCAAGTTAGCAAGGTAGTCATCAACCGCTTCAAACCCGGCGAGTTTGGCTGCTCGCTGTAAGTATTGTTCAGCTTCAGTTCTACGTTTGCGCTCCTTGTCCAGACCGAAACCCTTCTGTACTAGCTCAGGAATTTGGTCATCATCGACCTCAATCTCTTCTTTGTTAACTTTGACTCTGAGCTTCTCGGGTTCGTCCGCTATGGCTGGCGGCTCGTCCTCTGGCTCAAGTTCTTCCTCTTCTTGCTGGTCCTCCGGTTCTGCTTGCTCCTGCTCTCTCGTTATTCCAAACATTGCGAGAGCTTCGTCAACTGCATTCCCCGTTGTATCTGGTGTTTCATTAGGTTGAACGTCCTCACTATGGCTGGTGGGTTGTTCGAATACTTCGTCTTCCATTGGTACTTCCTCCTATCGGATAAGCTGCTATGGCTGGCAGCAGAGATAAGCAATATAAAAGGCGCTAGGATTCTCACCTAACGCCCGCGGTATTCATTTGATTCATCAATCCTCCAGCTACTTTACTAGCTTCAATGTCCAGCTTCTGTTGCTGTACCTGCTGGTTGAACTCCCTGTCTTGCTGCTCCTGCATCTGCTTCTGGCTAGTCAACTCACCAAGCTGTTGTTGCATTTGCTGGTTCTGCTGCTGTAACTGACCAAACTGTTCTTGCATCTGCTGGATTTGTTGTTGTAAGCCTGATTCCTCCTGCACACGACGCTTGATAACGTCCATAGGCTCCATACGTCCATTTTGGATGGTATAGCGGACAGCTTCGCCATCTATCATTGGCATCTGTGTTACTGGGTCCTGCATTTGAAGCATGTTGAAAGCCATCTGTATCCAGTATTCGCGGTCATGCGGCTTATCTGAGCTTATGTTGACCAAGATATCAAATGATGGTACATACTCTTCGGTGACCTGCCTAACGTCTGGAATTGGCTCGCCTGTTTCAGGATCAACTGTCATTTCGCCAGTATCATACTCAGTCGCTACGCCGGATATGATCGAATCACGGCTTACGCTTATTGAACGCCCTGTGACACGCGCAATCCGTTCCTCTGTATAGAACTGAGCCATTAGCTCAATGTACTGCTCGTACATGTCCTGTAAAGCTTCTTCGATGGTATCCGTTACAGTATTCAGTCTCGTTGATGCAGCAGCCATAAGGGACTTGGCTTGCTCGCCTGACTTCACATCACTGCTAGCCTGACCATTCGCACTATCAAACTGCCCCGGTATCTTTTGGAGCATTTGCAGATAGTATTGCTGCATGTTAAGTACAGTCGCTGGCACATCAACGCCTTGCAATTCTCTGATCTTATTACCTGAGATTGCACCATGAGCTGTAGGGAGCATAGCCCCCTCGATTGATCGTTGTTCTTTCCAGGTGTTTGGTTTGGTAATGGCGCCCTCTTCATACATAATTCCGCTGCCACCCTGCTTAGCCATCGTAGAAACGGCAAGCTCAGCAAACTTATTAAGCATGATTTGCGGCTTGATCATGTCCCTTACAAACCCTTTGCCCGATATATTACGTTCATCAGGAAACAACGTACGGGCTGTGAACGGATATTTGCCATGATCGTATACATAGGCTTTGTGCTCTAGAAAAACGCCATCTGCACTTATGTAAATGCAGTGTATTCCATCCATATTGCCTTCTGATTTTGCGTAGGACTCTGATGGATCTTTGCCCTCTTCTAACTTTTTCTCAGCCTGTTCCCGGAAAATCTCTCTATCATCGGCGCTCACCATCTTAGGTAAGCCGCGATACCAATACTCCAACAGACCAGCTGTTTGCGACTTCTCCAGCCCGGTGCCGTAACTGGCTCCATAATCTCGATTAAATCCCTCACTGCTCACGCCTGTATGGTTGAATACTTCAATGTCATCTGTATCTTCATCAGATTTGACCTTTTTGCCTTGCGATGGAAAACGATCTTTGAAATACTCCAGCGTCTTGCGAGATTTAACGATAACAGCGCCCATGTCCTGAAGGTTAATAAAGTCCTTCACCCTCGGATCAGGAAAGAATGTACCCAAATCCACCGGGATGATGTCGTTTTGACCTGTAAAGCGGTTCTGACCTCTTCCACCTTCAACCGTAGGGTCATAGATGGTTTTGAATATCAACGGACCGTGAATAACCATGCGCCGAATCGCCCGGATATACTTCTGTTTGAACTTAATTTGCCTGAGTTCATAAGGCATATAATCGTTCAAGTCAGATGCTTTCTGCTCGTCACCTTCCTCCTGTGCTTGAAAATCAGGATAAGGTGCCCAACCAGTAAGCTTGCCGACAATAGACTCCACTTGACTGTAGATGATGTTGTCTACGCTATTTGGACGCTTACGGGATACTGCTTCTGTTCGTAGCCCGTGCCAATGATCACCCATGTAGAAGCGCTGTTCTTCCTGCCAATGTGCTTCTATTGACTGCCTGCTGGACTTAAATTCGTTGAAATCCCTCTGCACCATAGCCACAATCTGCTGTTGCTGTGGTGTATTGATAGGCTCTACAGACGGCTTATCTTCTTCGGTTCCAAATATTCCAGCGAATTTATTCTTTGCCTTTTCTAGTACAGTTGACATCTAATCACCCCTTTCACGCAAAATAAAAAGCCGCTAGTGGCGACTTGTGTCTTTAATATCTTCAATGTCAGGATCGTCATGGTAGCTGAGTGCTTCACGCTTTGGCTTGTCATCTACTACTACAGGCTGCTGATATGCCTTATATTCCCCGTAGTCCTTAGCCATCAACTTATTGGTCAAGTCTCTTATCGTGTCTTGTTGCACCCTTGTAATGCGGTATATAAGCACACCAGCAGCACATAGACCAACTGTAAATACACCAGCTATAAACTGTATGTCTGTCATCGTCTCACCTCACCAAAATGTTTCTGAGCTTGATCCGTCTCTATCATCGTCGTCAGCATCAAAATCCCTATTCCCTTTGCCCTCCGGTATAGCAGCCCATGGCGTATCGTCATAAACCATCGTATGAACCAGTTCCCCAGCAATAGAGATGGTGTCCACCTGATCGTCATGTTTACCACGCGGGAAGCTCAATAGCTCATCCTCAAAGTCAGTTAACCATGGCGAATCCTCGCGGTGATAAACCTTGCCTACCTCATAACGTGCAGCTATCGGCAAGCTACGAGTAACCTTGTCCTTATCCACTTTGATCGGCATCACACTCATGCCCTCGCGGGTCATCTCCTGTATCAAGTTGGTGCCAAAGGTCTTATCCTCAATTGCCTGAAATGCTGGCTTATATCGGTAGTTCTGTTCCTTCATCAATGGCTTCTGGTCAGGACCTGTGATGTGCGTCCGGTACACGTCATAAATCAATATGTCATTGTCTGGAGTAACATAAAAAGTCGTGACGACAAAGTAATCATTGATGGTCTTTTCACTGTTTGCAGTGTCAACCGTCTGGAATACTTTGCATCGCGACTTTTCGTATCGTTTCTCACCAACGATGAAATATTTGGTTATGACGTGCTCTGTTTCCTCTTTAAAGTAACGGAAGTGCTTCCGCTTGAAGATTGTACCGCCTGCTGCGCTTGGTCTTTGCTGGTACAAGGCATTGAATACATATGAGCCAACGTCCGATTTAATCTGATCGAGACGCGGAACATCAAAGCCAAATTCAGGCCAAAGCGCCTCTCCAGGTTCTCGGCCTAAGTAATCATTGTCCTCAGCCAGTGCCGGGAAGTTGATTACCGTCCAACGCTCGCCCTTATGTGTTCCTTCACGTATCTCGTCAGCTTCTTTCTTGAGTAACCTACCTACCAAATCATCCTCATGCCATCGTGTCATAACGACTATAATGCGCCCGTCAGGCGTTAAACGTGTGTACAGTGTTGATGTGTACCAACTCCATAGTCCCTCACGTATAACCTCACTGTTGGCTTCCTCAGCGTTTTTTAACGGGTCATCAATAATCGCTATGCGTGCTCCCTTACCAGTGATAGGACCACCAACACCAGCAGCATTCACACCACCACGATATCCATCTATGCCCCATGATTCAGCAGATTGCCGGGCAGATGATATCTTAACGCCAAATACAGATTCACGGTCAACAAAGGTATCTCGTGCAATCCGGTTATTGTCTCGGCTCAGTGACAGCGCGTAGGATGCTAGGATTATTTCATCATTTGGGTTCCTTCCAATGTGCCATGCAGGGAACTTCTTGCTCACTCGTTCGCTCTTACCATGCCGCGGTGGCATCGTGACAATCAATCGTTTGATCTTGCCGACAGACACATCCATAAGCGCCTTATCAAGCACATCCAAATGCTTGCCCTCTGCGTCCCTACCCTCACTATCGTAGTCAATGAAGAAGCTAAAATCATGCTTGGCTAATATCTCCCATTGCCTACTGAGTGGTACTGGCTTGCCGTTTCCATAGCTGTTTAAGAAGTTCTGCACTGTCTGCGTCTGTTGTGATGATTTGTTCGACAGTGTACTCATGATTGTGATTCACCTCGCCCTGCACATCTGCAACCATTTTGTCGACTGGTTTGTACCCAGCTCTATCAAGCAAATCCCTTGCCGCAACCAATCTATCCTTTGGCTGTACAGCAGGATCATTCATGATATCTTTCATCACTTCATACGCCTTAACAGCATCTTCTGCGAACATCATGCGCAAGTCCTTGTTAATACTTTGTTGAGTATTGTTAAGATACTGTTGAACTTCAACACTTTTCAGCAGTCTACTTGCTTGGCTATATGCCGACTTTTCAGAGTACCCAGCTGCTATTGCGGCGGCTGTACCATTGCCACCATTCTTGATGTACTCCGTCACAAATAGCATAATTTGCGGTCTCAGCTCTGCCATGTGTCTACCTCCTCTCTCCGAAACAACTGTAACACTGTAGCGCCATCATCAACGCTATACATCCCGGTAACCAACCTATCCTAATGGCTATACGCATGTACCATGGGAACTCCCTTAGATCAAACATATAGCTTCCTACGAAGTGCCAGATGCCTATACATAGTAATAGAATCATGTTGCCTACTTTCTCCCGTGTACCTTACTTTACCGTCACCACTCGGTGTTTCGGGTTTAGATTACGGGATGAGTTACTGTTTAATTTCTAAAACAATTGCTGGTCCCTTGATTATGCAACCAACTTCACCTTCAATAATTTTAACTTCTCCTTCTTCAGAAACTTTATATTTATGCACGCCAGTTCTCGCTTCCAATTCTTTTAGTAACTGTTTTGCACTGTATTCCATCAAAATCACTTCTTTTTCTTCTCTTGTGAGATCACGAAAATTAAATGATTTATCTTCAAACACACCTTTTGATGGTTCTGAACTTCTACATAGATTACTCACTTGTTGCACTTCTCCATAGCTATAAGGAAACTTAGCTAGTTTGTACATCTTTGGGTACTTCTCCTCAAACAATCGTTCATATTCCAATAATTCCTCTGGTGTTCCTTCTAACGTTCCATCTTTGTGAAGTTTCATTGTTATATCCCTCCTTATAGGAAAACCCTCTATACGGCTGCCGCTTCGCTAGGTGATTCGGTCGCCTCGATGACCTTCGGTAAAACACAACACCCTACAGTAGATGTTTTAATTTCTCGTATGCCGTTGTACCTTCTTGAACTGTAATATCAAGGTGTTCCAAAATTAATTTAATATCCTCAATTGTCTGCACCTTTTCCATATTAATTTTATGGAACACATTCAGAGTAAATAAATTCCTATTATCATTGTTCAATAGAAATGGATGTTGCGCATTCTTTGGCTCCTCTTTGTCCATTTTGTTCTCCTTTCCTATAAACAAAAAGAGCAGCACATTCGCTACTCTTCCGGTTTATATTCGATTAGCCATACGCCATGAACATATTTAGCCTTTAACCTTCCGTCTTCACACATGCGCTGAACTGTCCTGACATTAATACCTGTTTGCATCGCATAACCTTTAACAGTTGTTACACAGTCCAGCGGCGTTACTTTTTTTCAACGTAAATCGTGTTGCCCATTCCGTCTTCCCAACCGTTTACATCTTCTCCGGCATCTAGATCCTCGATAATCTGAGCTTGATTGTCCAGATCGGGGGGCGTGATGCTGAAAAGTGTTTCTCCATCCTGTACTACTTCAAACTGATGCAAGTCATGATCAAAAGCAACCTCTACAACAGTGTATCCTTCGCGTTCCCATGTTCTCATTTAAATCTTCCCCTTTCACCTCATCCAGTTTATCTGGCTTGTTGGTGTCGTATGTACGACTTGTTGATATAAATATAACTCTTTGTCGCACATACGTCAATAGGGTTTAGAAATAAAATTTTGGTGTGAAAACAAAAAGAGCAACGGCTACCCGTTACCCTCTCTGTACAGATATCATTTTTGATGTGGACAAGGGACTTTCACCCTTGCATGCAAACTTTGGGTTTTGGCTTACGCCTGCTCACTTTGTTCGCGTAATGCGATTAGCTGCGTCTATCTTCCGCCACCACATCAGTATTGTGAAGAAACAGCGTGGACAGCGACTGCGCATTTAGCTACCGTTGCCCATCGCATATTTCCTATACTACTATCTTAGCATTTTGCTTGATGCATTTGTGTGCAAAAATGCGGCATTTATGCTGGTTCTACGTGACTCCAATTCGGATCAAACATGTGATCAATGTTGTTAATTTCCTCTTCATCCTCCGTCAATGGATCTAACGCAATGGACAACCGTCTGATTGCTTGAGTGTGCCATCTGCCTACTGTTGTTCGATCCTTGTGTATGACATTTGAAATCTCTCCTATTGTCATAGGATTGCGGTCTAGATACTTACGCATAATTACGGAACGCTGATCATCGTTCAAAACGTAGTTTACAGCTCCATCAATCATGTTGACAATGCGGTTGTATCTTGCCCTATCCCATGAATCAGGATTCTTTTTTCGCTCTGATATAACCAACGGCAGCCTAATTGCATCGTCATCTTTCCCACAGTTTTGTACTGCATACCGATATGAACGGTAGTTCTTCAATAACCTTGTCACTTGGTTGTGTTCCATCACATTCCCTCCTTCAACTCTACTAATGGCACAAAAGCAACTTCTCTGTACCCTTCATATACCTTATATTCTTCTATCAGATGAAATGATGGCTTGGTCCATCGGTTTATACTCCATCCATGCCGTTCAAAGTCGAAGTACACCAGCAGCGTGCCTGTTGCCTCTTCGTCCTTCAAATCAATCATCACAGCGTATGGATGCTCTATCCCAGGATGATTAAGCTGATAATGCTGCATCACGCTTTTATCACGTTTAAGCATGTTTACCCTTCTTTTAGGAAAAGGCAGCCGTTAGGCTACCTCCTCTGGTCTCTTCACCATTTTTTCCACAATAACTACGCGTCTTTTGAGTTCTTCAAACTCTTCCCGCGTAACTGTCTGTCCTGCCACCGACTCACTAACGTTCCCTTTAGCCACTCCGTCGGCTGTGTCTTCTTCGGTTTGAAACTGTGACGGCAATTCTACTACTGTTCCTGCCGTGTCCACACTCTCCCCAGGTTGTGCCAGATCCTCATTAGCACGTTTTGATTCCTCGGCTGCTCTTCGAAACTGCTCGGCCTCTTGGGCCGTTACCTCCCGATACTTACCTTTTTCCAGCCATGTGAATGTGATTGGTTCATCCGTTTCAGCCAGTTTAGCGGTAAACTGCGAACCCTTGTTATCCGTTTGATGTACATCATAGATAGCTGGACGCGACTGCTTGAATTTCTCCATCTCTTCAGCGAGGTTTGTTGCCAAGTTTGTGTCAATGACACGAGTCGCGGCTTTAGCGCCAATAGCAATTTCAGTACGCAGATCCTGTAAATGATCATTCAGACGTTCAATCTCAGTTTTAGCAGTAGCCAACTCGGAAGCAGCTGCATCCCGTTTCGTCGTAATGTCCTCAATCTCCAGCTTGGCATTGCTCAATTCCGTTTTAGCTTGAGCCAGTTTGTCCGACATTTCGTTATTCTCAGCAATAAGCTTTGCAATTTGCTCCTCATATTCCTTTTGAAGCTCATTAATTCGTTCTTTATACCCAATAGTCATAGTTTCCGTTTTAGCCTCAATTGCTAAGCGAATAGCTTTATATGCCCCTTCGTCGGTAAAAAAGCTTTCTACGTTTACTCCCGCCGTATTGACGCTATCCAGCAGATATTTAGTAGGTTGTTGCTCTTCTTGTGTTTCAATAATTTGGTCTGTCATGCTACTACACACCTCAATCCGATTATTTTCATCTCTATACTATGATTATACCATATATAGTGCCGTTATAGTACATTTTTCGCACTATTACACAACATTTCGTATGCATGTAAGACTTGACTACCTCAAATATTTACGTATGGCGACCATCACAATTGCGTAAATCAATAACGCTGCTATTAAATCCATGTTAAGCTCCTATTTGTTTATCTGGTGGTTTGCCTATGAATCTATGACCATCCATTTTAAACCACGTAGCAGGCTCGTAGAGACCTTTTAACTTTTTCCCTAGTATTCGGTCATCCATCACCAGTAACACGCCTATACGAGTCCCAGAATCGTCCATAAGGGTATATCCGTCTTTGTGGTTGATCCAACATGCTATCATGCTGCTTCTACCTCCCATACTTTGATAACGGTTCGTGGTCGTTCGGAATAATACTTACGCGTGATAAGGACAACAACTCGGTTATCATCTTTCCAAGCTATTTTATTTAGAGCATCAAAAATTCCTTTGACACAATTATCAATATCAGGCTTGACTATAGGGAATATTTTACCTTTCAGCGCCTCATCTCTTTTCTTCTTGCTCCAGCTTTTCGGTACTGGATAATAGAATCCGATCTCTGTTCCTACAGGTCCTGATAATGGCTTATCAAACTTCTTTCTCGCCAAGTAACCAATCTTAGTTTTGTAGGTGAGGTAATTTTGTGCTGACGGGTTTTTCCACTTGCTCCGTCGCGTCATACGAACTGCACCCATTGGCGTAATGTCTACCTCAAACGTTATCATGCTACGCCTCCTTGGTTGTCTTTATTGAGCTTGTCCAATTCATGTACTACTCTCGCTTTTGATATACCGACCTTTTTGGCGATCTCTGAGCGTCGTACACCTGCCTTTGCTTGCTGGCTAATATATTTGCTTATCTCAGGTGTGAGTGGTTCATACAGGCTTGCTATGAGCTTATCTGCGGTCTGTGGTAGCTTCTGGGTTTTAACTGGCTGTGCCTGCTCCCGTATAGATCCACCTGTACGATAATGCTTTTTCATCATGCTGCCTCATCCTCCTGTGCTTTCTCCCACTCTAACTCTGCCATTCCTCTACGTATGAATTCGTCCCAGTCTTTGTCCATTAGGTCATAGTCGTCTATTGGATTCATGGGGGATCCTCCAGTGGGGTTTCATAGATGTTTCCCACAACTAAATATTCATCTATCATACTTTCTTCAAATGCTTCTCCGCTCCACCTGCCATCCATATCTCTCAACTCATAGGAGGCTGTTTCCGGGTCCCATTTCACATATCCATGCCACGGTCCGTGCGAGCATCCATATTCAGAATCACACCCGCAATCCATTTGGATTACATCTCCCTCATATATCTCTTTACCGTTACGGTCTTTTAGTCCGGTATATTGCATCAACTCATAGGCCTTGTCTTTATCGAGATTGTAATACCATGCCTCGTTGTAATAATATGCTTCATTGTTATCATCGAAAATTATTGAGTCGCGCATATCCTCACCGCACACATGCATCCTTTTTAAATCCTTATCCCACTTTCTAAATTTTATTGGTCTACTCATTTGTATCCTCTCCTTTCAAAGCTGCACGGGCACGGCGACCGTTATCTAATTCCACCTCTGTCACCCTGAATGGTCCTACCCTCCAGTTCTCGCGGTCTGCATAAAACCCCAGTTCCTTATCCTTAATCTCTATCTGTTGTAGGAGGTACTCTATGTCCTGAAAAGTGGAATTCTCCCACTCAACATTTGGAATCTCGTATTTGGAGAACATTGTTTTCACTTGCTCGTTTTTATTTCGTATCGCTTGTATCTTCTTATCCATGGTTTAGACCTCCGATTCCCCTTCTCTTTTCAATGCTAAGTCAGTTCCATGTGTGCGATTGACAGTCTTTATATAGACTTCAAATTCATCAAACGCTGCTTCTAAATCTTCTTTAGTCCCGATATAATCAAATGTAACTTTGGTTCCCTTAGTATTCGGTTTGTTCCATTTTTTCGGTTTCATTTTGTCGTTAATCATGCTCAACCAAATATGAGCTTTGCCGATGTCATATATTCTTTGTTCGACCTTACTAGTTAATCTGCGATAATTCATCTGACCGCCAACAACTTTTACATTCGATTCAGTTAATGCCATATCCCTTATTCCTCTCCTTGCCCTTTAGGGGCTGTATTATTGAATCCAGACTGTTTCACCAAACATATTTTTGTGTGATGTTACTTTCGGTTCGGACGTGTACTCAGGCTCATTGCGGTTACCAAGCGTTAAAACCGAAATCTCTGCTTCGGGGTTCATCGTCTGTAGCTTCTCGAGCAACTCTTTTACTTTCATTCCTCTATCCCCTCTCCTTGGGTTAATAGAGCCAACAATGCCGCTAAGCATATAGCCTCTTGGACCGTTTCCATGCCCATCACACCGCATTCTTTGAATTTAACAATCCATCCGTCTTCAATGTCCTCTTCACCTTGCATGTAGGTACAAATATGAAACTCAGATTTCATAAGTTCTACGATAGTCCAGGAGTCCTCAAGACGGGTCGAATACCATGGAATGTAATTGTATCTGCCACCTCCTAAATCCAATACAGGCCGATCATACTGAGGTTTAAATGCCCCTCCAGTAACTTCGTTCAACATCCGTACTGTATAACCAGGCAGGCTATCAGCTACCCAAGCATCTCGTTCACGCGGGCTCATACTATTCCATTTAGCTATTACTTCATCACGATTCATCTTCGTCGTCTCCCATTTCTGTGTCGTATTCCGCTTGACTAATTGGAATGATGTGTTCTGAATCAATATTCATCTGACGTGCCAATCGATAGACTAAACTCCGGTGCTTTGCTTTGTAATCGTCTGGTTCTCGCTCGACCTCACAAAACTTAAACTCAGCAAAGGTATCGACCGATTCACCTGTTTCCATGTCGTGAGCCATACCCGCTTTAGCAGAAACTCGATAGCAAAATCTAATATCCATTTATCTTCTTCCCTTCTTATTGGAGTCTAAGCAGACTCTATTTTTATTTGCGGTCTACGATCTGGACCAATCATTTCAATCAACTCAGCTTGTCCGGTTATCCGACTGGCTATCTTTGGCCCGTTAAGAGGCAACCTATGCCGGATACGACCTGTTGCGTAGTTGCTGGTCATAATGGTTACCTTGCTATGTTTCTGGCGTTCGTCCAATATGCTAAATAGCTTTCCCTCTGCCCAGTCTTTGTAAGGCGCAGTGAATATGTCATCTATCATCAGGATCGGCACACGGTAATACCGTTGGAGTACCTCTTCCTCTGATTCATCACTAGAACGGTTGTAAGTTGATTTGATATCACTGAACAACTTTTCTTCAGTTACATACAGACCCGGTATCTTGCGATAGGCCAGCGCATTAGCTATACATTGCATCATGTAGGTTTTCCCGGTTCCGAAAGCAGACACTTCATAGCCAGCTTTCTTCTGAACCTCTGATGCCCGTTCATCGTCACCAAAAATGTATAGCCATGTGCCCGTTTGCATGTGGGCTTCTATATTCCTGACAAACTCGATAGCTTTAGAAAACTGTGTCCGGTTATAATCATCCATTGTCGCGGTCATAAAGAGGTATGTGCGCTCTTTAGGTGAAAATCCATCCGTTGGGTTATAGTTGTTAAATTGACGCTCATAGAAGCAACTGCAAAGCTCTACGGTGGCAATCTCTCTGGGTATGGGCTTTCCATGCTTATCTGTATAACTTTCATCCTCCACCCAGCGAAATGTATTAATGGTCCCGGTGTAATCGCACTTAGGGCAGCCATCCTTATTCGAAGTTTCTGAGCATTCTGTCGAACTCTTCTGGGTTTTCAACTGTGTTGTGTCCAAATTTTCCGATGAAGAGTTCTTCATTTTTGTTCGCATCTTTTCTATTCGCTTCTGCATTTCTTGCATCATATCGCCCACTCTTTCCACCGTTACCACCTCCTTTTTGCTTCCTAAATGTTTCAAATGGTTTATTCTCAGTTAGAAACTGATCTATGTTTTTGGGATTCATAAACTTGTCCAAAGTGAATTTGTACGTATACCAATAAAGTTCGCTTGTAATAATAGTGTTGTAGTTACCAATAGCCTCTCTCATTTCATCAACGGTCATATTCTCCAGTCGGGCGTTTATGCTAGATTTCATTTTCTGAGTCAGTTCCCGATGTTTGATAATTTCGAGAGAATTCCAAAAATCATATATATCTTTTATATCTTTGTTTACATTGTTATCTTTGTTATTACTTTGTTCTTTTGTGGTTAGCAGATGGTTAGCAGATGGTTGGCAGGTGGTTAGCAGGTGGTTAGTCTGCTGGTTATCATCACCTTGAATCCCTTGCCCTGTATGGGTTTCCTGCTGGTTATTCTGATGGTTAAATTTTTCGTAATTTATAACTTTATAGATCGAGAAGTATCTATGTTTTGAAACTAACTCGATCATTTCTTCTTTAATTAGCTTTTTTATAAGAGTTCTAATCCTCTGTTCTCCCACGTTTAACCGACCGCTCCACTTAATCCGACCAAACATAAATTCCCCGTAGTTCAGCGTGTATACTTCACCATCCTGAAAATCTGTCTTTGGCTCTCTCGCATACCTGGCGCAACACAGCATTTCAAACCAAACTTTGAAGTATTCCGGATCTTTATAAATCCAATGATTTCTTATGTCCCGGTCAATACCGATGAAGGCCATAAAATCACCACCTAAACCGCTTGACTTTGATCGCTGTTCATTTTGTACCAGTGGTTTCTTACAGACGCCTTTGTTCTCTCAAGTTCAGCAGCAGCTTGGACAAATAGCTCGTCCACTTTCATTCGTTGCTGCCTGCCAGTAGTCATGATATCGGTAAGAATTCTTTCTTCCTCGTTTGTCCATTCGTGATAGTAATAGCGAACCATTTCATCATCCCTCTCAATTGTTCTTATTGATTCTAGTATACTCTATTCTACTCATTATGGGTAGTATATTACCCATTTTGGTCTATACTGTTTACTTATCACATGAACTGCATATGATAGAATTAAATAATAAGTGTGTAGGTGATCACGTGATCCGTAATAAATTGTCCATTTTAATGGGTGAACATAAGGTGAAGAACTTTGTTTTGTTAGAGAAAGAAACTGGCATCACACGTAAAACTTTGGCAAAGCTTTATAACGATGAAGGTAAGGGCATCGACTATGCTACGCTTGACGCCCTATGTACCTTCTTTGGATGCCAGCCTGGTGATATACTGGAACATGTACCAGACGAGGACTAAGCCCCTCTCCGCTCCATCCGATCCATCTTTTGCTTGATGCGGTCTATCTGCCATTCGTAGTGCATGACATCCGCGTAGTTGCCGTATCTGTCGGCCTCGTCTCGCTTCTCTACAGCATAGGCGAGGTCAATCTTCAGTAGTGTGTAATCGTTGTTTGCTGCCATTTTAACTTTCCTCCGAGTCTTTTATGAGACGATCAAGGTAATATCTCGCCTTCTTCAAATCTTCCAATCCATTCTTATGCTCATAGCGAGAAATATATTTAATTACGTTGCCTGCTAGAAAGCCTCTGTAAGCCACAGGAGACATTTTCGCATGCATGAAGTCAATTGGTTCAATGCCACCGAAAGAGTAGTGAGGCGGGCGTATAGCGTCACTCATGGGCAACTCTCCCTATGCTCAAAGTATTCGGTTCAATCGACGTGATGATCATATACCTATCTATACTGACTACACCCACATATAACAGTAATGCGCATAATATAGAGGTATAGGCTCTTATCATGGGGTGTTCTCCCATTCGGTAATATCGTCCCCGTCTTGCCCAGTGCCACATTCTGGACAAATATACTCCAAGCCCGTTTCCCTTGACTCAATGGGGATTATGTCGTGTCCGAAATTATTCTCTGTCTCCTCATTCCACTCGGCAGCAGTGCTATATTTAAAACATTCATGACACTGAAAATAACGTTGTTTATCTGTCATTGTTGTTCCTCCCCATACGTAATCCAGACAGCATGCCTAGTAAGTAAGCCATAGTCACTCGTTCACTCCCGCTAGCGCACTCTATCTCCTGGTACTCTCCATAACCCATATCAGCGTACAGATTGTAGATAGTCTCTTGCTTCTTCCACAAACCTTTCTTTACTGTTTCACATTCGATTATTAATTTTCGCTCGATCTGTTCGTTGACCTCGTGTAAATATCCATACAGTTCACTGTTTGGGCATATATTGTTTTCTAAATATCCATAAGTGAAAACTGGCATCTATATATCCCTCCTTTCTACTTGAGCTTCACAAGGCGGCCTGTACTGTCTGTAACAATGTCTGGATCACCGTAGCCCCATTCATTAGCCCGCTGAGCTCTTTCTTTCAACTGCTCCATGTTCATTGGTTCATACCATTCGGACATCAAAACACATTTCTCACCTTCATAAAATCTATGGACTATTACTGTCTTAGCCATTTATAAATCCTCCATGTGGGTAGGAATAAGTTCAAAATCCTCATCTATTTCAAGCTTCTTTTCCTGATTTATCCTGCCTATATAAACCTCTCTACCCTTACTGTCTTCCGCGAAGTATTCTCCCGTTGGTTCATAAAGCTCTGCAAGCAACTCATCGCCTACGCCAACTTCGCATAGTAAGACTGTTTTATCGTGGTTGAATACCTGGAATTCTGCTACGGACTTCACTTTAATTTTGGAATCCATTTATATCCTCCCTTAGTGGGTGCAGGACCTACACCCTGTATAGAACCCGGTTGCAAAATTCGCATTATTTTAGTGAGATAGTTGCAATAAGCTTTTGTCAATCCCCTGTATAGGCTTAATCCCTATTGGATAATGTCATATAAGCAGCCTCTGCCCTCTGGCGAGGCGATGCTTGCAGAAACACTGCCACACCCGCATAAGAGAACAGGTCATATTCGCTATGACTCAAGGGATCACCATCACTCCATTTGAGGCGTTTCGCAAGATTGATGCCATACAACACAGCGTCTACCTCTATAGCCTTTGCCTGTACCTCCAGAGAGGCGGCAGGATCGGATGAAGGTTGCCAATCCGTAACCTTGCGTCGGAACTCTTTTGTGTCTCCATCAACCCATATAAGTCTTACACCATCCCACCAATTTACCCAGCCCAGCAAACCAGCAAGGGCAAAATCTAATTTCTCGTCTATCATATCCACTGGCATATCTATCATCCTTCCAACGCTCAGAGCGTATTGTATTGGGTTTAAACTATTGACTAACCATCTCCCTCGCTTTAGAATTGCTGCGAGGTGAGAAAATGAAAGTCTACGGAATCGAAAATAAAGATGGATTTTTTTATAATTTTGCAACAAAGGGCTGGACTGTCTGGTCAGTTGAGTGCCAACTGCCGAGCGAGGACTTGGCGGACAACCTCTTATGCCTGTATGATGACAATCCAGATTTTCAAAATGCAGTAGTTTCGCCAGTTAAGTTTGATTGAATACTCCACCTTATGGCTCTCTGGCAATGTGCTGGAGAGCCATACTTGTATTGGTGGTTACTCCCCTAACTCGTTAGTAAGCCAAGTTATTTTGCGGTCCCTCTCTGCAAGCTGCTTCTTGAGATCATCCCGTTGCGCAACAACCCTATCAAAACCAGCAACAGTCTTGTCCATCCCATCGTCAATGAATTTAAGTCTTTCAGATACATGTGACATTTCACGGTCTTTCTGGATTAACTGATGCTGGAGTGAGTCTACCAGGGCATACACCCCATAGATTGCATCAACAAGGCCCGGGTGATGTGGACCACCTTTGGTCAACAGCTTCAGTGTTTCGTTTAAAGTTGGTGTATTACTCACCTTTACCGCCTCCTTGGGAAGCAGACTGTACAAATGCTTGATCGTAATGACCTTTCATACCCTCAAGATGCAGATATCCGTAAATCATGCCCATAGCATCTTTAATTTCGACCTTAACTCTATTGACCCAGTCCTTGTACATCTCGGGTTCAAGCAGCCCGTCACGCACCATGCCGGATACAACCTCAATCTTTGCTAAATGGTCCCTAATCTCTATAGCAGCCATTTTTGATTGATTACGGGCATACTGAGTGATATTCAATTCGCCGTCGATTGCTTCGATATTCGGCTTACTCATGACTGCGTTTCCTCCCCTACCAGCTTTTTAATAGCTTCTTCGATTTCAGCCGTATTGGTAGGGTATGAATCAATATACTGCGATGCATCTTCCCATATAGCTTCGTCTATTATCCGGTCAATTTGTTCCCTGTTCTTACCTTCTATATCTTCATCATCTATTTCAACTGCTCCCTCTCTACATGCGCCTGGATAGCCGATAGACAATTTCCATTCAACTTTCATCCTTGCTCCCTCCTTGGTATACTGCTTTCGGTAGCCTAACCCATATAACTGCCCCTTGTGGATGTTTATAAGGTACAGGCTCCGGGTAAATGATTGGATTTCCCATTACCCATGCATAGGGTGTTTTGTAATCTATATCTGCATATGAAACATGATGCTTATCCTTGTTTATCTCCCAGTTGTACATAGTCAGTGGAACGCAACTCATAAGCTCCACTGTGCCATATACAAGTCCGCTGCCACTCTTGATAATACCGATGGTGCCGCGCTTATGAGTCTTGCTGCCACGAATCTCCCACGTTTTGACTCCCGATAGGATCATATCTGCCCATTTAGGCTTAATAACGAGTCCGTCCAAATTGGTTCATCTCCTTATAGGTGGTATATAGGGGTATATAGGGGTATAGGGTAAGAGGCTGTTATGCCTCAACCCTCTATTCTTTCATGAACACTATCCAGTGCGTTTTACTTCGCTTATTGCCAAATAGCGGCGGCTGCGGGAATAGTTTTTTTAATTGGCTCAAGCTGACTTGATCTTCATTCCATTTAAATATGAGCGTTCCATTCGGCTTGAGTACACGCATGCACTCTGCGAATCCGCGCTGTAAATCTTCCTTCCATGTATCTTGGTTTAATCTGCCGTATTTTTTGGCCAACCATGATTCATCGCCTGCCTTGAGTAAGTGTGGTGGATCGAATACCACCATGTAGAATGCTTCATCCTCAAAAGGCATGCTACGGAAATCCGCAATCACGTCTGGTGAAACATTAAGTGTGCGACCATCGCATAACGTGTCATTTAATTCCCGGTTATCGGCATAAACGACATCAGGGTTGTCTTTATCAAACCAAAACATCCGACTGCCGCAGCACGCGTCCAGTATCCGTTGCATGTAATACTCTCTCCTTTGGTATAGGTAGTAGGGGGTGTATCCCCCTTAAAATAGTGTTAATTGCTCACATTCTTTAAGTTTGGAAAGCACATCTTCCAAGGCTTGAAGATAGCCAGAACTATATCGACCTTCCCGACTCCCGTGTGATTCAAGAAACGCCCAAAGTCGGTATTTTTTAATTTCAGCTTTTAAATGCTCTTCAAGGTTAATGTGTCTCTCCCCCTTATGGAGGGATAAGCCTCCTTCTTATCCCCTATGGGGCTAGAAATTTTTATTTGAATCCTTCCCATGACTCTGCTGCAACGATCTTTACACTTCCATCCGTGGTGCTTAAAGTGTATTTCCGCTCTTGACTATCAAGTCCCATTTCGTACCAGGGGTCTATATGAAATGAAAATGCCTTCTGCCTATTTAGATAAGCAGCTACCACATTCCATGCTTTCTGTACGTCCTTTGGTACATTTCCCATTGTTATGTCCTCTCTGCCCTTGGGGGCTATAGATTCCTTGCTTGATATATTGGTGTCATATCAGGTGCATATTTCATCGCTTTGATATGGTCTAGTAATATGGGTTGCCATACTCGCTTATTGCTGTGGATTCGTTCATGACAGGCATGGCATACCAGCACACAGTTATCTACCACATACTGACCTCCACCACCGCCCATGCCGCCGTATATAACTCGATGAAGGTGTAACCCAGGTCCCGGCTTGCCGCACAACAGACAGCAATTATGCTCGCCTACAGATGCGTCACGTTCAGACACAGCAGCACGTACCTTATCTTTGCTAATGGCTTCTGGATCGATATAACGTTTCTTCTTTGGTCGTTCTTTACGATTATGGTGAGCTAGGATATTTTTACGATGTTCAGGAATAGGTTTCTTGCGTTTAGCGAGTGCCATAGCTACCTCCTAAAATGGTCCGTCAATTGGCTCGGGTAAGGGGCCGCCGTCGTCATAAAATGGGTCTTTGTCACGGTCATATTTAGAACGGAAGGTCATCGTCGCTCACTCCTCGCGAATAGTCCGGGTCTTGTCGTTCAAGCTGTTGCCCACCGTTCTCAGGTCGTTCTAGGAAGCGCACGTTGTTAGCGATAATTTCCGTTACATATACCTTGCGTCCGTCCTTTTCATAGTTACGAGTAGCAATCCGACCTTCAATTGCGCACAATCGTCCTTTGCGCAGATAGTTAGCACAAGCCTCAGCTTGCTGGCGCCATACTACAATGGGAATAAAGTCAGCTTCTTTGTCTTTAGAAAAAGGATTGTCAACGGCAAGAGTAAACGTAGTGTTTGCAATTCCACTTGGTGTATATTTCAATTCAGGATCGCGTGTTAGACGTCCAATCAGTACGGATAAGTTCAACATTTAAGCTGTCTCCTTTTCGGCTTTCATAGCCTGCAATTTAGTAATGAAATCGTCTGCTAGATCTTCTGTAAGCTGTGTTAGCTGCTTTTTGTAGAGTTTTAATGTCTGTTGATTAATGGCATCTGCACTAAATCCAAGTTCAAGCCACATCTTTTTTGCCTCGCCGACTTGTTTGGAGGTAATCATATTGACCAATCCATGAGTTTGCTGGAATGAATCTGGATCGTCTTTATCTGTAGCGATGTTGAAAAATTTGAGCATGAAATATTTCTCCGCATATGTTAGGGCTTTACCGACACCCTTCTCACCTGCTATATCCACTCCCTGACCGTACCAAGGGACTGATATTTGTTCTTTAGGTTCATCTGCATTGATCCATGTCATTGTCATTTCAAGTTCTGTAAAGTACGTTGTAGTACGTTTGGTTACATTACCTTTGTCATCTTTATATTCAATAGGCGATTCATGAAGTGTTGGTTTAGTGATTGATGGCACCAGCAGCAAACCCAACTCGTCCATTTTTTTCTTGAGTGAAGCTAGCACACGGCTTGAACCTGTATATTGATACTGCGATCCCTTATCCGCCTTCTGTATATAAGGAACCTCTTTCCGCACCTCAATCAATTTTTGATAGATGTTCATCTTCTTTATCCTCCAGTTCATAAATAATACTTACTGGCATAACTTCATATTCCCAAGGCTTTTCAGGTCGGAATTGATTAATATATAGGAAGTGATTTGCTTCATCTTCGTCGTAATAGAGATAGGCTTTGGTTAGTTCGTATACAATTCCGCGTGCAAGATGGTGATAGTGACCTTTCGACTTATGCCGAATTACATACCGAATCTTTTTCTCGCATATTTTCATACCATTCGACCTTTCGTTGTGGTATAATCACGATACTTACTTTTGATGTGTGCTTGATCTGTGCTGCCGTTGCTTCGGCAGCTTTTTCTTTTTTATAAGCTATCGCCATGTTTTTCAGGTAAACTCTCAGCAACGTTCTTGTTAATGTCCCGCGTTGTTTTGCGATCTTTGCGAGTTCCAGAAACACCCTGCGATCCGTCAGATTCATCCTTCTTCACCTCCGAGTATTTCACCTCACCTTCCCAACCGTAATGCTTTAAAATATCGTCTACACTCCCAAAACTCATGCTGTACGTTTGCCCTCCCGATCTTCTGGATGAAACATCTTGTCCAATTCAAATGCGCGCTTCTCGTAAATCACGTCAGGTCGTTTCAAGTCAAAATCTATTGCCCATTGACTATCTGACTTTCCCAACTCCATTTCATCAGCCAACTGGTTGAGCCAGAAAGATTGGTCTCGCAGATAAGCGATGTACTCAGCTCTGGTCATGTTAGCAAGCCCCGCCATATACTCGTCTCCCTCCTGCCTCTTTAATGAAGTGATTCGTTACACATCCATCGTCAAGGAATAAATCACCGTCAATGATTACATAGCTGTCCATACTCGTGTTAATTTCACAGCCACAACCGCATTTGCAAATCACCGCGTTGCTTGATTCTTGAGTTGGTTCAGGACGTTTAAACGGGATAATTGGTGTTAGTAAGCGATTTTCTATTTCCTTTGGATGTTTAGCCACTTTTCTTCTCCCCCTTCAATTTGTTCTTTTTAACATCTAAAGCTATTTGTTTCATAAGTGCAGATGATAGCTTGTTTAGTGATAATTTTGGCTTTTCCTTATCCGGCAGATTGTGCAGAAACATGGTGCTCATACTCTTTCCTCCGTTCTTTTAAATATTGTGGGGAAAATTAACTTTCATGGTTACAAAACAAGATGTACAATGGGTTGTGTTGTGAATATACAAGTGTCATGTCAGGCTGTATGCTCTCTGAACTTATTAAGGAAGTACATTTGACCTCTGGTTGTAACCACTGTTGTCTTGGTTGTCCGTGGTTCTTCATCAGGCTTATTAATTACGCCCGTTTTTACTTCAAACAATCGAAGATCCATAGACCGTTGTGTTGGCATGTTATAGTGCTCACCCTTCTTGCCAAGGTATCCATTCTCGCGCAACCAGCTATACAAGCGGCGTTCACCTGTATCAATTCCGTTTTGCTTAAGCATTTTCGCAAGGTTAGCAACTAAGATGCAGTCTTTAGAAGCTTGTAGAGAGTTAGCGAACAACACTTTAGGTTCATCAGCTACAACCTTTTCTTCAAGTACCTTGCGTGCATCCTGTTCTTTCTTTAAGGCGGTGATAACTCCAATAATGTAATCTGGATCTTTTAAGGTCTGTTCCATCGTTTCTGGCGTAATGTACGCGCCATGTTTTCTAATGGAAGGAATGACTTCATGTGTGATCCAACGTTTGAACTGTTTGGCTTCTGGCTTGCGGCTACCAAGGATTAATGTGTATAGGCCAGGTTCGTTGACAAAGTTTGCTTCTCCTTGACGACCTATGTTGAACATAGCCCGTTCATCTTCATCCAATCTTGATAATGCTTGTGTTGGATTTGCTATTTCGAGTACTCCACAAACATCTTTTGCAACAAACCATGGTTCATTTTGAATCGATACAGTTCTTACTTCATTTGGTCCATACATAAATGGTTTAAGGTTGTTCATTTGTATCTCTCCTTAAGCTGATTTTTGTTTTTGCTTCATTTTGTGGCAATTATCTTCAAAAAAAAGGTCTGGAAATATTTTTTCAGCTGGAATCTTGAAGTGTCTTTCCATTTTGACCATTAGCTTAGCTGTCGGGTTTCTTAAGCCAAGTTCCATCATGCTCAGATATTGTCTAGAGATATCTAAGTTTTTTGCCACATCTTCCTGTGAACCTTCGGACTTACGTAGTTCGGCAAGCAATGTCCTTTTCATAGTGACCATCTTACACCGCCTTTCATGTTTTAGCCACGTTTTGTGGCATTTCATGTTTATACTATAACTCTCCATTTTGTGGTTGTCAATATGTTTTTGCAACATATTGTGGCTTTATTTAGCTAAAAAAACTTTATTGCAACTTTTCGTGGCTTTAATTTTATTTGACACATTATGTGGAGTAAAATACAGGAGGGATTCAATAAATGAATATAATTAAAGGAGAGATAATTAAATTGCTGCCGGATCGCCTTATTAGCTTGAGGAAAGAGAAGAAATTGACTCAAGAGAAAATCGCGGAAAAATTGGGCATTACAAGATCCGCCTACTCACAATACGAACTCGGAACTAGGAACCCTGATCACGAAACATTAAATAAAATGGCTGACTTTCATAACTCCTCAATTGATTACTTAATGGGCAGAACTGATATTCGAACGCAGATATTAACAGAACCTTCAAGAGAACTAATTGATTCACTTGATTTAGCTGATGAAGACATAATTAAGAAATTTAATTTTCAAGTAGATGGAGTGGAATTAAAGGAAGACGAAGTTCACAGATTTATTGCGTTTGTCAGGGCAGAGAGAGCTATGAAGAACAAAAATCATGATTCTCAGAACGATGAAGATGATCTTTAACACATTCTGGTTTAACATTGGCGTTCCTAATGTTGTTAAGTACAAACTCAGGATTTAAACCAATTTCCTCCAATATTTCTTTTGTGATGTTAAAAACGATCCTTTTCTCCATGCGTATCAGCTCCCGTTGCATAATTGCTATCAGTATACTTTATTTTAAGGGAACGCGTGTTCTTATTCAAGAATAAAATAACAGTGAGGCATGATCATGGTATATAAGCCTGGTCGCTGCCTGCTAACTATACGTTTAAAAGAGATACGTAAGACTCAACAATGGTTATGTGAACAAATCGGAATGAGTAAATCACAAATATCCGATTACGCAACAAACCGAACAATGATGTCTTACGGAACAGCCATGACCATTGCCGGGGCTATTGGCTGCCACATGGAAGATCTGTACGAACGCATAGATAGCAGTAGCAGATGAGTGACGAAAGTCGCTCTGACCGGGGTAACAGTACACTCAATCACGTACTGTGAAGCGCTAATATTGCGCTTCAGGTTAAACATATCATATATTGGTGAATTCTGGCGAGAAAAAAGCTATTGGAAATATCGGGAAATACCTTTACAATATATCAAGTGCTTATTAAAGGAAGTGAACTGCTTGATAGTTATGTGGATAGTATGGAGTATATTACTTCTATTTGCATTTGTTCTAATTATAGGGGGGTTAGTTGGATACAAAGAAACAAAAAAAGAAAGATTCCCTAATTACTTCACACCAACTTTACTACTTGTTCTTGGCATAGGTCTCATAATTCTCTGTTTCAATTATATTCCACACGACTCAGTTAGTTTGACAGATACTTCAGAAGAAGATACAGAGATTGATAATGTGTATTATTCAAATTGTACAGATGCAAGAGAAGCTGGAGCCGCTCCTATTTATAAAGGCGAACCAGGCTACAGAGTTGGATTAGATAGGGATAGAGACGGAATTGCATGCGAGAGATAAAAGGAAGGTAAACAAAATATGAAATTATTAAGTGTTTTTCAGTGGCTTTTTAGCATAATTGGCAGTCTTGCCTTTATAGGAATCCTTTTTTGGTTAGGTTCTGATGTAATGCAAGCCCCACCAACAAACATTGTTTTGCTTGCTGATCATACAAACAAAACATATATATCACCTGAATGCTTAAATACAAATGTTGATTATACAACAAGTGAATTTGAAGTTGTTACTTTAGAGAAAGCATCAAAGGAATTGAATTATGAATATGATTCAGTTTGTACCCATGATAGTATATGGCCTTCTAGAAATTCAGCTTGGAATTTCATTGGTACAAAGTTAGGTTTTTTAAAGCCACTTAACTGGAAATGGAACGAAGACGGTAGTTGGAAAGAGGAAGTATTTAAAAGATAAACATAAAAAAGGGGTAAAACAATGTTTGAAAAAATGCCTAATTGGCTGCGGTGGGTTCTCTTTATACCGATTGTTCCAGCTGCAGCTGTAGTATATATATTTTTTGTAAATATATCATTTATACACTTATTAAACAGGCTAGAACTACCAATGTTAACATATATAATTGAGAGAATATTCTATAATTTATTTGGTATATGCTTTTGCTTAACAGTTAGTATTAATATGATACCAAAAGGAAAGGTAGTATTATCTTCTGTATATCTTGGAATAACACTTCTAGCTATAGGTATGTCAATTGCCTTTTCTTTACTTATACCAAGTGAAGAATATGCGGTATGGCAAGTTATTTACGAGAGTATATTATCAGTACTAGCAGCCTTAATATCATTAATTATGGCTTTATCTGAAAGAAAAATAACTGTTGAGTCAATTAATGAAGGTAATGTTCATCAGTAATTCAATCACCATGAATAAAAGCTCTGCTAACCTTAATGGGTCGGCAGAGCTTCGTTTTTTACTTAATGATATTCCTAACAGTGCTCAAAATTTCGTCCGTATTTTTACGGAACTCATCATAATGTTTGTCGTCAAGTAAAGTATGTATGTGTTCAGTAGATTCTTCAAACTCATTTATGACTTTGGTTAATTTTAATTTGTATGCTGATAAGTAAATATCGCTCAAGTGGTCATCAATATTGTAGTCGCCAATATCTGTTTTTGGTACACCATGTTTATTCAATAATTCTGCAATGTCTTGTTCGCTTAATCCAATTCCACTTAAATTATATGTAAGCTTAACCACTTTTGCTGGTGTATCCATATATGTATCCTCCTAAATATGATATCTGTTGATATTGTATTCCAAATGGAAATTGAATTGCAATGAATAAAAAATTTGTGTTACCATAAGAATAGATAAAGGGACCGGGTGCAACCGATCCCCCTGTACAACTTACCGCTATAAGAGCGGTCGGCACGTTAAGGTTTGATCAAGAAATAGACCGAATCCTTAGCCAGGGCGGTCTATTTCCTTTTATGGAAAGAAAGTATCAGAATCACCAATGTTGCAAATTGAATCATCAACATCAGCGTGTCTTTAACTTCCATGGCTTCACCCCCTTTACAGGAGATTAGCCGACCGCCCTTGATAGCCGTTATGTCGTACAACCCAGATTATACCACATTAGTCCTCTATTAAGAGGGCTTTTTATTTTGTTAATAGTCACCTACAATACAAACAAACACTAAACAGGTGGTGCACAAGATGGAATCTACACTAAAAATGATACGAGCTGCTGGGTATGGACGGGTGAGTACCGAAGAGCAGGCTAACGAAGGTCACTCTCTCGATGCTCAGAGAGAATTCAACCTAAAATATATAGAAAATGAAAAGTGGATATTGTCTGGATATTTTGAGGACCCCGGATACTCAGGCAAAAACCTGAACAGACCAGACGTGAAACGATTGATACAAGAGATTAAAAGCAAAAACTTAGACGCATTGGTGGTTCATAAATTGGACCGCTTGACCCGTGATATAAAAGACTTATATGAGATGCTCCAAATGTTTGATGAATATAACATTAAGTTTGTTTCTATATCCGAAAAGATAGATACAGATACCGCCATGGGACGAATGTTTGTTTTTATGTTGGGTATATTTGCTCAATGGTACCGGGAGAATTTATCTGAGGAAGTTACAAAAGGGATGCGCGCTCGAGCTAAAAAAGGGATACCTAATGTATTTGTAAATATGTTTGGATACACTCGCACTCCTGAGGGTGAACTTATTATCAACGAGGAAGAGGCTAAATGGGTAAGATGGATATTTGAACAATACTTAGATGGCAAAGGAACTGCTACTATCGCTAAGGAACTAAACAATATGAACATTCGCCGATCTCGCGGCGGTAGATGGAGCCAAACAAAGGTTATGGATGTTTTAGAAAACCAACACTACGTCGGAAATATAACCTGGAAGAGCAAAAAAGATGATGAGGAAGACCGCATAATAAGAAAAGGCGCTCATATAGGAATCATTGATGAAGAAACGTTTGACCGGGTACAACGTTGGATACAGCGACGTAGAGACGGGCTTAGATCACGTAATTCCTACAACTATGCATTCGGTGGTGTCTTGCGTTGTGGTAAATGTGGCGGTCGATACAAAGGTAAATATGCAATTAGTGGTGGAACGCTAACATACAATTATGTTTGCTCGAATAAAGAACGGTATCATACATGCGACCAATCATCTATATCGGAGACCAAACTTGTGAAAATGTTATTTAAGTCACTTGATATGGATAATGAGAATTTATTTTGGAAAGATGATGTAAAGGAATCCAATAACTCTGAAGAAGAGCAAATTAGAAGAGCAATCAAAGCAAGCGAAGAAAGACGGGAACGTTGGCAAATGGCATATGGGGACGGTTTTATGCCCTATCAGGACTTTAGCAATCGTATGAAAGAAGAGATGCAACGTGTTGTTGAACTTGAGGAAAAACTAAGTGGGCTGCCGGGTGCTGTAGTATCGACGCTTGACCCCGCAGAAGTAATAAGCATAATGCAAGATATTAAAGAGAATTGGTGGTACATGGAACGATCAACGCAAAAGCAATTAATACAAGAGTTGTTCCAAGATATTTCAATTTTAAAAGATGGGAAAGAATGGGGAATTAAAGGGATAGCATTCGCATAGTTTGTACCTGTGTACCCTCTGGTAAGCCAACGGGTGCATAGGTACAAACTTTTAACATAAAAAAGAGCCCCGAAGGGCTCAAGCAGATTTCTTTGCATTTGCATTGTAATCTTGAACTGCTTTTTCTATTACAGCCCGTATCTCCTGTTCAGTTACATTTAATCCCATAACCCGCAGTCTACCAATCACATAGTCAATTGCTTCCTGTAGTTTCTTGTCTCCTTCGAAGTCCTTGAACACCGATTCCGCATAGGCAACCGCTTCGACGCCCACCTTATGCAAGAACTCTCTATCCTTGACCGACGTGTTGGATACATAGTATTCTGTAGCCTTCTGCTGAGCCTTTTTAAGAGCACTTGTAGCAATCGTAGCCAATAAGCCAATTAGTGCAGTTACAATGGTTAATACGTAGGGTTGAGCTGCTTCTATTAATTGTTCCTTCATTATATGTCACTCCTCTTAATTTATAGTTTAGGGAAAATATCTACCCGTTTCGGATTAGTCTTGTCCCAAAAGATCCGCGCTCCAAGTGCTGTGGTTAATGCTCGAGCTGGCACATGACCGATACCGCCGATATTCACCGTTTCTACCGCTTGACCATTAATAGTTACCTTGCCGTTCGTGTATCCGATTTTACCGCCAAGCATCTCACCAATCGGACGAGAAGGGACAAAGGTAACATTCTTAATACTGTAACCCACAAAGTCCTGACCACTTACAATGACCTCCATTGTCGGGTATGGTGCTGGATCTGTTGGTTTAGGAGTTACTGGCGTAGGCGCTGGTGTAGGCTTTGTATCGGGTCCCGTAAATGGCACGCCTACGTGAGCGCATAGACCTTTAGCGATGGCCAGAGCAACATTGTTTTGAAAGTCGTTGTCAAAGAGGGTTGCCTCTTCCACTGCGTTGCTGATAAAGCCAACTTCAACCAGGACAGCATCCATTGTCGTGCTACGGATAACCTGAAAGTTACCATAAGCAACGCCGCGGTCTCTAAGCCCTGTAGCTGCTGCCATATGTTTGTGTATGGTGTTAGCAAGGTTCTTGCTGGTGGGACGCATATAGTACGTTTCTGTGCCTGTAGCCTCGGGGTTACTGCTGCTATTCGCATGGATGGATACAAAGGCATCTGCGCCAGATTTATTCGCGATAGATACACGCTCTTTAAGCTCTAGAAATACGTCTGTGCGGCGTGTGAGGATTACCTTTAGTTCAGGGTTATCTTTTAAAAAAGCTTCTACCTTAATAGCTATAGCAAGGTTAAAATCTTTTTCCTTTTTCCCTGTTGGACCAACTGCTCCCGGGTCCTTAGCTCCATGTCCTGCATCAATTACGATTGTCTTTTTCGCCATGATTTGTTCCCTCCTTGATGATTGTTCCTGGTCGGTATCCCTGCGTAATAATGTCGATAACATAATTAAGCTCTTCCGATCCGCTTTCCCTAATCGTGTCAAAGCACCATGAGGTCCATTCAACTCCCATTTTTGCCCACCTAACGATTCGATTTGT